GATCATGGCTGAGATTTACGTTCCTGGCGCTATCGACATTATGGGTTCTGCCAATCAGATGATGCAGTTCCGCAACTCGCAACAGGCGCAGCAGGCTAACGCTTTGCAGATGCAGTACACGATGGAAGATCGTGCGCGGGCGGCTCAGGAGCGTAGCGCCGCTGCGGGTAATGCACGAGCTGAACTTGCGCGTAAACAACAATTTATGGATACGATAAAGGGCGGGTATATGCCTGCTAAAACTGCTGTCATGGGGCCAGGCACTGTTCAAGGTAACACACCGGCAAGTTTTGACCCAGAAAAAGTTAAGAATGAACTTCTTAGGCGCGGTGATCTTTCTGGTTTGGTTACATTTTCTAACGCGCAAGAGCAGATTGCCAAACAGCAGGAACAGGAAGCTAAAGTTACTGGTCAAGGTTTGATTAATGAAGAAACGCAACAAAAAACTAAATTTGCAACGGCGCAAACTGACAAAGAACAAGCCGAAACTCTTTCAAAATATATTACTTTGCACAAAGAGCAACTTAACTCTGCGCGAAATTATGACGAGGCTATTGCGTTAACAATTGCAACGTATACGCCTGGGCATCCTATGGCTTCATGGCTTGCAAAAAACGGCGTGTCACAAGAACAAGCGGTAGCAGAACTTACTCGTAGAAGGGATGAAGGCATACCCTTTGAAGAAACCCGCGCATTAATGGCGCGAGGCGCAACTAATGCGGCTAAGGATGCTGCGGATCTTGCATCATCAAAAGCCTCTGCAAAAAGTTCAGAAGCGGCGGCAACCAGTTCGCTTGCTACAGCGGCTAAGACTAAATTTGAAATGGACAACCCTGGGGTTACAATTGAAGATGTTGTACTTCCTTCGGGAGAAACGATAAAAGTAACGGTTAATAGCAAAACCGGCAAAGTTGAACGGCTTATGTTAGGCGACGAAACGCTTGCGCCTAAAGCAGTCCCATTAACAGAATCACAAGTTAAACAAGAAGCACTGTTAAAAGGCAAAAAAGACGTAGACTTAATATTAGGCATGCTTTTAAACGATTACAATGCCTTAGATGAAATGCAAGCTATTCCAAGCGATGAACGACCTGTTGCCGAAAACCTTCCTAATTATTTAGCTGGCACTACGCTAGGGCAAGAAGCAGGAAAAGCGCAAGCTACAAAAGCACAAACTATACGCAATAACGTGCAAAGTAATGCGCGGTTCTTGTTGACGGCTATTAAGAACGCAACTGGTATGTCCGCGCAAGAAATGAACTCAATTCCTGAATTAAAAGCGTTGCAAGAGGCGGCTACAAACCCAACGCAAAGCATACAGTCTATTAGAAGTATTATATCCAATGCCAGCTTAATATACGGCGAGGGCAAATTAAACGTAAAAAACACCCCTAAAACAGAAGCCGCGCCTAAAACAGATGATAAGCCAAAAATTGCAAAACTTTCGGACATAGAACATACGGCAAAAGTTAACAATCTATCAGTAGAAGACGTTAAAGCGCGTGTGCGGGCTAAAGGCATGACGATTGAGGGAGAATAAAAATGCCTATTAATCTTTTAGCAGACGAAGCTCCTATTGATTTGTTGGCAAACATACCTTCTTCGCGAGGAACGGCTTCAACTGAAGAAGATTCGTTGCCGCAATGGCTCGGCGTAGCCAACCGCGCTTTGGCTCCGTATGCAACCGCCGCAGGCGCGGGTGCGTTAGCAGGAGCGCCGGCAGGCGGCGTCGGCGCGCTTCCCGGCGCGGCATTGGGCGTTACTGCGCTTGGCCTTACGGATCTAGGCACGTCCTTATACAACGTAGGTAGCCCTTATTTTGGATACTCGCGTGTGCCTACAGGTTCTGAAGCTATTCGGGATATTTACGGTTCTGTTGGTGTTGGAAAAGCACCAAAAACAACAGGGCAAAAATTGTTTTCTTCTGCTTTAGAAGGCGCGGCAAGCGGCGGCGCGCAGGCAAAAGCGCTTAGCGAAATGGCGCGATTTGCGACAAGCCCCACTACTCGTAATGTTTTAAGCACGATGGGCCAACAACCTGTAATTCAAGGTGTGGCCGGCGCAGGTGCAACGGTTGCGCCAACGGTTCTAAATGAACTAGGCGTAACTAACCCCTACGCATTAGCCGCCAGTTCTTTATTGGGTGGATTTGCCGCAGGTAAAACAGGCGCGGGCGTTGCCGAACGCGCGCAACGAGTTGCAGATGTAGGCCGCATTATAAAAGGCGGCGGGACACCATCAACTAGCGCGCTAAAAGAAAAAGCACAGGCGGCGTATGCTAAAGCTGAAGACGCAGGCATGATTTTTAACCCAACGTCTTACGATAATTTGGTCGATGACATTGGCAGCACGCTTAAAATTGCCGGTTTTAACGAAGATCTTTCGCCAAAAACCAACGCAATTTTAAAAGTCCTTAACAAATCAAGAGGCAACGCGCAGTCTCTTAGCGACATGGATAATTTACGCAAAATTGCATCGCAAGTTACAAAAGACATAGACCCTAATGAACGCAGACTTGCGCATGAAGTCATAAATAAAATTGATAGTTTTATTACCGACTCACCATCGGCTAATTTAATTTCGGGCGATGCTGATGTAGGCGTGCCTGCAATTTTAGCAGCTCGCGATATATGGAAAAAAAGAAGCAAAAGTAGCACGATAGAAGATCTTATAGACCGCGCCGCGTTGTCAACAGAACCTTCCGCAGACGCACTTAAAACACAATTTGCAACGCTTGCGCGGAATAAAAACCGCATGAGCCGGTTTACTGAAGCCGAGCAACGCATGATTAATGATGTTGCTACAGGTAAATCTGGGTCTAGCATTTTAAAATTTCTTAGCTCATTTGCGCCAGGTACTGACGTAAAAGGTTTGGTTAAAGGCGCTGTACTCTTTGGCCCGTCTACCTTGGGCGGTTCACCAGAATTAGCCATAGGCGCAGGCGCGCTCGGTGCGGTTGGTTTAGGTTCAAAAGCAGCGCGTAATACGTTAGCCGAAATGTACGCTAAAAACATTGCCGCAACAATGCGACGCGGCGATGCACGGCTTCCAATAGAAGCAAAGAACAAACTTTTACTATCACCATCCATACAAGAAATGATACAGCAGATGGCGCAGTAATGGACACGCAGACCCTTATCAATCTTGGCGGCGCTATCATCCTCGCGGGCATGGGTTGGCTGGCGCGTGAGCTTTGGGGTGCGGTAAAGGAGCTGCGGAAAGATCTGCACACGATTGAGGTCGCGCTACCGTCAAATTACATTCGCAAAGATGAGTTTCAAGAAGGCGTCAAAGAACTGAAAGACATCTGCCGGCAAATCTTTGAGCGGCTTGAAAACAAAGCGGATAAGTAAATGGATCCTTTTACGCTGCTGGCGGGTGCAACGGCCATCTATAATGGAATCAAGTCGGCCACGGATGCGGGCCACGAAGCCATAGATGTTGTAGAGCGCGTTGGCAGTTTGTTCGCAAGAATAGCGCAAATCACGCAACTCACTTCTGGAAATCGGAAGAAAAAACTTTTTCAAAGTCAAGCAGAATATGAAGCTGAAGCAATAAAATTGTACGCTTTAAAAGCCAAGGCGCAACAGTTGCAGCTCGACACCAAGAACCTGTTTGTAGGGGCTTACGGTCAACAGGCGTGGATTGCAATTCAGAAGGAAGTGACGGAAATGCGTAAAGAGGCCGTGCGTCAGGCCGCCGCCGCGCAGAAGGAAGCCGAGGAACGCCAAGCTGAACTTATCTTAGGTGCGTGGATGTTCTTGGGCGTCATTGTTATGGCTCTTGGTCTTGCACTCTTCGTCTACCTGACTGCGCACAAATGAGATACCTTATGGCGGTTGCATTTTTGGTTCTGTCAGGGTGCGAAGACCGCTATCGTTACCCATGCCAAGACCCTAAGAACTGGGACGCGCCGGAGTGCAACCCGCCCATCTGCACCGCCTCTGGAACCTGTTCCGCAGACACTCTCAAACAAAATCCATGCGGAGCCGTCGCAAGATGAGGATCAAAGAGGATGAACTCCACGCTCTCTTGCAGTTTATCATCGGGGTCAGCCTTTGCCTGACGTTAACGGGGACTGTCTTTGCGGTGCTGTACAGCCTGATATTCGTCGTGCAGCCAATTGACGGACAAGCTCCAAACGACCAAGAGTTTTTCAAGTTGATTGCTCCGATCGCAACTTTCCTGACAGGTACGCTGTCGGGCATTATGTTAGGGTCAAAATCTACAGGAGGGAAGGACGATGGATCTGCTTAAAAATTTCGGGGGGTTACTTGGCTCAGTCGCTCCAAGCATTGCTACGGCACTTGGCGGCCCACTGGCGGGCATGGCAACAAAGGCGCTATCCCAAGCACTGCTCGGCAACGAGGACGGCTCTGAGGATGATCTGCAAACGGCGCTCCGCGCTGCATCACCTGAACAGCTTGCAACGGTCAAGAAGATCGACGCCGACTTCAAAATCCAAATGAAGAGCCTTGATATTGATCTGGAAGCGCTCGCGGTGGACGACCGCAAGTCGGCGCGGGCGATGCAGACAGAAACCAAAGACTTTCTCCCCCGCGTTTTAGCAATTAGCGTCACGCTAGGCTATTTCGGTATTATTGCGTATGTCTTAATCAGCGGATTGCCGTTGAATGGTTCGGAAGTCCTGCTTATGCTGCTCGGCACATTATCAGCCGGGTGGACAGGCGTTATGGCGTTTTACTTTGGCTCGTCGTCTGGCTCACAGAAGAAAGACGCCATGATCCACAACTCAAAACCTTTGGAGTAAGTCGTGAAAGATAATTTTGAAGAGTGC